GACAATATCCACCTCCGGCACCGCCCGTTGCTCGACGTGTCCCAGTCGAGCCAACCGCACCACTGCCACCGGCACCTACTGCATGAATGGTGTATAACCCATCTTGCGGCACAATCCATATTGTTGAAATGAAAAAAATTATTTCTTGGGTTATGTTATTAATTTGCGTCACAGACATAGCATAACTGCCATCGCCTGTGTCAACAAATTTCACAGGGATATTGGTTTGTCTTTTCGCATCCACGCTGAAAAAACCTTTCAGGATTTGAAATAAATCAGCCATTGCTTGTTACTCCTGCGGCTTGTTGAATTCGATTATTGTAAATATCCCCTGCTGCATCAATTTCTGCATCAATCTCAGTCATGGTATGCACTGGTGTTGAATTGCCCAACACTTCACGGGCGGTTTTTTTCTTCAAAGCCGCTTCAAATGTTGCCCCCATATTCAGAGTTATCGCGTCCAAAGCATTGGTGATGCTGTCTTTGATTGCAGCAAGGTTAAACTCTTTGTTATAGGAAATATCCCCATCAAACGTGCGATTCATCCAAAGATAGACTAATTGCGCAATGCTAGTCTCGGCCTGCTCACACATTTCAGCAATCGTTCCCAAATTCATATTAGCCCCCATGAAATGCCAGCTTAATGCCTCGCCGCTGGGGTGTACTGAGCCAAAAAACTCAAAGTTGGCAACCATGTAAAGGGCTTCAATAGTCTCGGCAATCAATTTGCTGTTTTGCTCATAAGTCACCGCTTCGGGTGAAACATAAGCAGGCTTGCCGCCATTGGCAGGATCATAAGCAAGCCCTGATTTGGTTCCAATCGTCACGTTATTGCTTTGTATACGCTCACGCTCTGCTGAATCGGCAATCGGTAAGGCTAAAAAGGGAAATGACGTATCATTACTGACTTCATGCTGATTGCTGTCCAGGCGATACAGCTTTAATGATAAATCGCACAGGTCATTGATAAAAGTACGGGTAAATCTATTATCTGGCTTTAATGGTTGAGCAATGTGAAAAGTAACAACCGGCACCTGGCCTAAATTGTAAATACCACTCTCTATCAACTCTGAGCCGTCTGGCTTTTTCGATAGTGACCAGCTTGTTTTTGTAAACGTGCGATAGCGCAATTCACCATGATGGTTTTCGCTAAACACACAAGACTCAAAATGACCAAAAGCATCTTTTTCATAGCTGACTAACTGATTGCGTAAACGAATGGAAATATAAGGCAGCTTTTCATCGGCCATTGATGCGGCCATGCCTTGTGGTTTATCAACAATGATGTAACTGGTGCCGGTGATTAAGGTTAAGCGGATAAAATTAACCAATACAGTATCAAGTTTATGCCCTGCTCCATCGGCATTGAGTGCAAATTTTGCGTATAGGTCATCTGTTTGGCGGGTGGGGTCGCGTTCAGTGAGAAAGCCAACATAAATATTCACCAGTTTGCGCACGATGTTTTTGTAGTGGGCGCGGGTTTTACGTTCCGCAAAGGCGCTATCGGTTTCACGTGGGAACTGGGTTAAATAGCTGCCATCGGCAAAGCCGCCCGTGCCGTCATAGGCATTTAAAAGAAAATCTACGCTGTCTTTTGCGATTATCATTATCTAATCCAGGGCAAATTAATATCAGTGTAAACGGGACCTTTATAGCCTTCCTGCTGTGTAGCGTGATACGCCATCAATCCGCCTATCGCGCTGTCACCATGCCTAAATTCACCGTCTGAACCTTTAATCCTTTTGTCGCTCATGGTTGGCCTGCCTCTTACCAGCTCAATCAAACGGTGGTCTGCAATAATGTCTTCAGATTTGGCAATCAAAAAACTTTGGTCTTCGTAAGTCTGGCGATACTTGGGAAACCACTCGCTGTAAAACTGCACTGTTGCAAAAATACAGCTTATCTTTTGCTCGCCGTATTTCTGCAAGGCAGCCTCAGCATGGGATTGACCGTTGCCGCGCGAGTCAAACGAGGCGTGATGAAATAATGGAATATTGTCCAAGATATAATCACGAATCAATGCCTGGACATCAAACGGCAAATTCCGTAAATCCAGCATAAAGGCCATTGACCACTTGTTAGGCGTGCGTTCCTGCATGACCCAAATATTAGATAAGTCCCCAGTACGCCCAAAATCCTGACCGTAAACAGAGCGGTGGCCAGTCATTTGGTCAATTTCCGGTTTTAACACGTCAGTAATCCAGGCTTTAGCCTCTTGCAAGCGGTTTGGATTTGTCACCCATTCCGCAGGCTTTGACCAACTGATGATAGTAATGCCTTCAACCATGCAGTTTTCAAGTAACATGCGGGTAAAGTAGGCTCCGCTGCCTTTTTTGGCGATACAATCTAACTCTTCCCTGGCATCCTCTTGGTTTGGATAACTGTCATACTGTGCTTGCCGCCATTCCTCTTCAGCTTCCTTGCTGTACTCCCAGCCTTTTACCAGGCAAATCCGTTTATAAAAACCTTCGGCAATGGCTTGGCTAAAATCGACATAGTGGTGGCTCCAAGTAGGTAGTTTTCCTGCTTTAACCTCTCTAAGCAGTTCAAAGAAATAACTTTCTTCACTGTTATGAGTGCTGATAATGTCAACTCGACCGCCCCACATTAAAAACGCCATTGCACCTTTGATGACTTCCTGCAAATTACGATGGAAAGCCGCTTCATCAATCCGTGCGTGGCCTTGCCTCCCCCGCCAGTTCCAAGGGCTTGAAGAAAGGGCTTCATAAATATGTCCACTGGCAAACTGCAAGCGAAAGCGGGTTATATCCTGCTTTTTTTCACCAATAACCTCACGTTCCCGGCTGATTTGAATATCATTAACCGTCATTTCTGAGGCAATCACGCCATAAGCCCTGGCAAACATCAGCGCATCACCAATATTTTCAGCAGCCATACCCATGTTATAGCCCATGTAATACTGATTCATGCCATTGTCTGCGGCAGCTTCCAAAGCCCCTTCTGCGGCAATACAACCCCAGCTAAAACCAATCCGGCGTGATTTTTCACCGATTCGAACGGCTGACATATCCTCATGCCAACGAACTTGGCTAGGCATCAATATTTTTGGTACTTGCGATAACGGAATTTTGCTGGTTGCCCGTAAGCTTTGCTGTTCAATTACCAGCTCGCGCAGGTCTTTTTCTTCCCCTTTGGAGATTTCAACAGCTTCTACGCTAACGGCTTCATCGCTCATGATGCAATTTCAATCCCAAGGAAATTAGCCCGAATTGCCGCCCAGTCTGCATCCGATAAACCACCACGTTTGGCAATGGCTTCTGACGCTTTAGCAGCATCTGCCAGTTTGCGTTTAATATCCTGTGAAAATCGTTTATTGAGAGTTGAGGCTTTTGTCAGTTCTGATACCGCTTTCATTAACTGCGCGACAGAAATATCATCCGCATCAATGTGCATATTCACCAGCAGGCTAAATAACCGGTCTTGAGCCATGCGGGTTAAAGCTTCACTCATGGCATCTGCATCATCAGGCACATTTTCAACCAGTGTTTTAGCCATTTCTGTAGACAGTTTCACTGCTTGCAAACGCTTTTCAAATGACTGTCCGTAACGATTCAGGGATGATTTACTGATAGTGAAGCCTTGGCTTTCCAGCCATTGCGACAAACCAACATAATCAGAAAACTGGTTGGCAATCAGTTTGCTATCCAGTTCTTTTCTGACATCATCGGGTAAATCGGTTAAAACTTTGGAAGGCGAGGGCATGATTTACCAATACTTTTCAGGCCGAGAAATGCCTGGTTCACAATCAATCGTGTATTCGGCAATATCAGTCCCATAACGGGTAAGCTCTGAAAACCACCGTCCACAGGGTTCTTTTTTTAGTTTGATTAAATCGCGGCTATTTAGATAATCAAGCTCTTTGCGTAGTTCCATCGCAGTAGCATCGGTATAGATTGCTTGCACAGTAGTCAACAACAGTTCTTCATAGGCGCCAATCGGTCTAGCGTTGTTTAACGTGAGCAAAACATACCAACGAATGGCCTCTCTGCGGATTTTTGCCATATCAAGCATGATTATCACCTCTCAATAACGAGTTCTCAATTTTCAATGCCAGGGCGTCAAGGCGAATTTTGATTTCTGCATGAGATGCCACAAAATCTTCTCGGCGAACATAGTGCATGGGTAAATCAGCCTTTAGCTGCATCAGTTCACGTTCGATGCGCAAAGCCTCATCGCTGTTTTTTTCCAGGATTTTCCCAACGTTGCAAATGCGTTTATCCAGATCTTGACTGTTGTTCTCTTGCTGTTTAAGCAGCACTTCAAAACGAGTATCTAGATTGTTTTTGATTTGTGTGGCCACTATTTTCCCAAGCGCAATAATCGCACCGATAAAGGCGCCTAATATCGTGCTGCTCAACCCAATTATTTTCCAAATTTCGATAGTTATCATGTGGTTCGTTCCCTTTTCTCTTCAGCGTGTTTACATTCAATGCACAGGCGCACACCTGGAATCGCTTGTTGCCTTGCCAGTGGAATATCATTGCCGCATTCACCGCAATGTGTGGCTGACGATTGGATTGTTTGGATTGCTTGGTGCTGTTGCAACGCTAAATCAGTATGAAACTGAATCGCCTGCTCAGTGCGTTCGTCTTCTGTCATGCTGCCTAAAGCTCAAAAAAACTTGGGCAGATTGTAAAGAGATGGGAGGATAAATAGATTGCATCATGTGATAAAACAAAAAAGCCGCTGGTTTAGGGCGGCTTTGTTTTAGTATGTACTTTTTGGCAGGATAGGTCAATGTAAAGCTAATCTCTTGACCATGTAAAACTGTTGTGTAACCCGCGTGTAGCCTTGGTTACATGATATTTTTTCTTAGGTTCCTCCGGTGGAGAGGGCGGGGTAACAG